ATAACCAACTGTCCACTAGTGGTGATTGCTTCTGCAAGGTCAATAGAGAAAAATGCAAAGTATTGATTTGCAAGAGCTCCGTATGCTGAGTTCAATGCAATCTTACGAACCTGTTGGTTGTTGTATGCTCTTTTGATAAGTGTCTCTAGTTGTTTCTTTCTTTTAGGGTCATCACACTTCTGTAGTTCTTTTTGATAACTAATCATTTTCCTCTTCCATTCTTTTCTCTCATCGTAGAACTTTTCCATGAGTTCAGGAAGGAAACCTTGTTTGTCTCGTTTGAACATTGTTCCGTTAGGTGCAACTGTCAGATTCTTTTGATGGATATAAGACAAATCACATTCTTTGTTCAACATTCTATCAACATTAACATCTTGTCTATGACCCTTTATCATCTTCTCAGGTGATATGTTGAACTGCATAATCAAGTGTGGATACAGTGAGTTCAGGTCAAAAGACATCACCCAGTTATGACCACCCACCAATGGTTCTTTAACATATGCACCTGCAATAGGTTTCATCTTATCGTTACCAGTCTTAAGTCTTTGTGGTGGTGTTTGGATTCCTTGTTCTTTTAGGAAGTTGTAGATGATGGTTTCCCAATACTTCACCATACCAAAAGTGTCATTGTAATTACACTTTGCATTGTATGACATTGCTTGAACCAACTCAATCAATCCTAGTTTCTCTTCGAGTTGTTCAACTAGGACTGCATCTTTAAGATTGTATTCAAGGAATTTTGCATAGTCTTGTCGATAAAGAGTATGGAGTGAACCATATTCAGAATAATCAAGTTTACCAGTTCCAAGTTCTACATTGGATATATGGTCAAGACGATATGACTCTTGATTAACGAATGTATGTTTACGATAGAGGTCAAGATAGTCAACAATATTAACCCCATACAAAGTATAAGCCATATTCTTTTGATAACCTTGGGAAGTGTATTCTCTTACATCAGACATGTTCCATGGTGAAAGTTTCTTATGTTCTCCTTCACCAAAAAGTCTGTCGATACGATTACAAAGATAGGTAATATCAAAAGAGTCAACATTCCAACCAGTAATAATATCAAACTGTTCCTTTCTCCAATACTTTAGAAACTCTGTAAGAAGGAATGCTTCATCTTTACAGTTATGATAAACGATGTCTGTTCGATTGTGTTCCCATGCACCAACACCAAAGACATGTGCATCTTTACCGAATGGTTTGATGGTAATTGCATTAACTCTCTCAGCTGCAATCATAGGGTCAGGGAATCCATCTTCACACTCACACTCAATATCAAGTGTTGCAGTTCTGATTAGAGAAGTATCAAACTTAATATCACCTTGGAATTTATCTGCAATGTAAGTGTAGATATATCTGTCGTATCCATGGATTTCAAATCCTTCGACACCTGAATACTTTTCTCTGAACTTTCTTGCACCACCCATAGAATTGAGATTGACAATCTCTAGTGGTCTTCCGTCTAATGCACGATAAGGTGTGTCACCTTTTTTTGATGGGATGTAATGATTAGGTCGATAGTCAACACTGACTTTAACCTTTTTCTTTCCTTGATAACCTGTGACTAGAATTTTGTCACGAGTTCGACAGACATTAGTATAGAAATCCATGCAGTTATTATACTACAGGGAATACTATTCTGTCAATGTGGTTTGTGTTTGAAAGTGTGGATTATTGAAGTGTTTTAACAATACTTCCTTTTGGTCTTCGTAATGGGCAATCTGTTCTAATTCCTTTTCGATTGTCTCTAAGTGGTCTGAATGTTCTGCAACACCCATAGGATTTGCAAGATGAATTTCAACATTCATTTTATGTTTTTCAATGTGTGCATCTGCATGTGCAATTAAACTTTTTATTATTTCATTTCTCATTTCATACCTCTAATTGTCCCACCCTGTAATGCTTTACTTTCTATAACATTATTACCAGTGGCTACCTTGTAGTTAGTTTCCAATTGTGGTTTTACTTCAAACACATTAACCACTTGGTCTTTTCCAAACTCAAAAGTATATTCCTTTGCAAAGGGAATGTAATCTGCAAGGTCAATACTCATCTGTCCTTCATTGACACTTACTACACACTGTTTTACATCTACTAATTTGTGGTTTCCATTCTTCAATAACTGATAGAAACCCATAACTATCTCACCTGAGATTAAACGAACTGCTTTTATAGGTGGTAATTCATTAAACATTATTTACCTCTCTAACCATTTCTTGCAACTCTATACTTCTTCTACCAACTTGTTTAAACCAACGACTGTCTTCCATCTGCACAGCCATTTCTTCCCAGTTGGATGTTGCAACTGCACCTAACATATTTCTAAATTTACCTAAACGATTTGCACCTAAGTTAAAACACATGTTAACTAATACATGTTGAATAGATTCAGGTAAGATTTCAAAATCTATATTATGGTCTTCACATACATGAAGTGTTTCTTCGACATGTTTGTCAAAGTCTATCTCATATACTTCATCAACTCTTTCTTGTGATACAGGTGTTCCTACTGGTTCACCGAATTCAGGGTCACCTTCTTTGACTAAGTGTCCAACACCAAAAGTCAAATAACCTAATGAGTCCTCGTAAATTTCGAGAACTTCACCCTCATGTCTTTTTATCTGTTCCTTTAGAATTTCTTTGTTCATTTTCTTTCCTCAGTTGTTCTTGCATAATTTCTACAAGAATATCACCCATTATTTGTTCTAATTCCTTATTATTTAGTAGTTTATCTATCTCTTCATCTGACTTTTCCTCTACAATATCAGGAAGTCTTCTAATGGTTCTTTGAAAGTTTATATGTGGTTCACCATCCTTGAACTGAACTTTTCCATATTGATAAACTAGTCCTTTGTATTCACCTTCAGTGATTTCAATGGCTGCATCATCTTCAAAAGGGTTTTCTACTATTCTATACATTTTTTTCTTTTGAAATACATTACAAGACCATACAAACTTATAATAAACCAAAAGAATTCTATAACCAAACTTGGTAAGTTTGGTGTATACACAAGACTGACTGTTACAAGTATTGCAACTAATAAGTTATTAAAACTATACCAAAATCCTTTTGGGTCTATTCTACCAAATTGTAATAGTGCATATGTAACTACTAAAAGTCCTACACCAGTAAATCCAATAACTTCAGGAATTGTTATCATTTAAAAAAATCGTTTAGATTACCTGCAAAGTTTTCTTCTAATTTGTTTTGGGCTCCTTGTAATGGTAACCATTCATTTATAAATTGATTGTAATCTTTTATTTGTGATAATCCTTTGTCTTCAATACTTGAAGGATTGTTTATCATATCATTAACACGAGTCATAAAGTTTTCTACGACTTGCATTTGCCAAATGAAAGGTAAAACTTTTGCACCATGTTTCCCTTCATCTGTATTGAAAAGTCTTGCTTTCTCTGTATTCTTTTTAGACCATTTAGTGCATTCTTGTATTAAGAAATCATAATTGTCTATACCATGTTCGTTAAAATATTGTTTATTCAAATCATATATCTCTGAGAACACTGGTGCAAGTTGTGTATTGTATAGTATCCCATAGTTCTTTTCTGTCGTTGCAAGACTATCCAACTCAGTATTAACCCACATGGTATCTCTATAACGAGAAAAGAACCAAGAGTTTGCTTGAGTTGAGGAATCATAAGAAACTAAATCTACAAAATCAAAATACTCAGGTGACACAAAGAAAGGTGTCATCATTTCATGTGAACCAACTCCTAACAAATGGATGTTCTTTTTTAAGTTCATGGGAATTTGAAATTCTTTAACTGCATAAATCATTTCCATACGATTAAGAAATCCTGAACCTGAACATGCAGATGCAAGTGATATTGATACACAACTCTTTAATTCTTCATCTGTTAATCCGTTTACAATGGTTTCAATGTATTCTCTATAAGATTCTACATCTTGTCCTTGAACAATAAGTGTAATCTTGGTATCACTTCCAAGTTCATCAAATACTTCTATTTGTCTTTTAACATTGTCAAGTGTTGACCTTGCCTTATCTCCAGTTAATTCTCTTACAAATCTTCTTCCAGCTGTAGATGTTTTCATTGACCACCCTGTATTTGAACCATCAAATTCTACAGGTATATCATCAAATATCATTGCAATGTCTGAATGTTCTGCTTGGTGTTTATAAATCTTATCTTTGATTTCAGGTGTTAAACCTTTAGTGGTTCTAGATAATTGAAGACCACCACTATCTGAAAAATGATGATGCCATGAAGGCATCAATGCTCTCATTGTTTCTCCATGTTTTGGTTCACAATAAGAATTGAATAACATAGATAAATTTTGATTAGAATATTTGTTATCTATGTGTGTAATTTTTTTATTGAATGTTTCTGCATAGGGTTCTAAGACTTGCACTTTGTTATACAAGTCATTCATACCCATAGTCATTCCTGAAATTACATATTCGAAATTCATAATTAATCTTTTATCATACTCATGAATTCTGCACGAGCTTCAGGAAGGTCAAAGAATGCACCACCAAGTCTATTAGTAATCATTGCAGAGTTCACATCTTCAACACCTCTTGCTTTAACACAAAAATGGTCACACTCCATATAGACTGCAACATTTTCCGTGTTTAAAATAAACTTTAATGCATGGAATGCTTGTTCAACAAGTCTTTCTTGCACTTGTGGTCTTCTTGCAAAGAAGTTTACTACTCTGTTTAATTTTGATAAACCTATAACTCTATTGGTTGGGATATATGCAACATGACATCTTCCATAAATTGTTTGAAAATGGTGTTCACATACTGACTTAACAATGATATTCTTTTGCACAACCATAGAATCAAAGCTCATTTTGTTTTCAAATGTTGTGCATTTAGGAAAATTATCGTATGACATTCCACTAAACAATTCATCCATATACATTTTTGCAACTCTATGTGGAGTATCTCTCATACTATCGTCATGCATATCACAACCAATTTTTTCCATGATTGGTTTAAATAATTCTGCAACTGCATCAATGTTATGGTCTCTTCCACCATTCATTGGTGTTTCTACTCCTAGAGAGAGTAAGTGTTCGTGGACTTGTTTTCCTAGTTCTGCATCAGTTTTCATATTGTCATTATCCCATAAAGTCTTTTAAATTACTAGTGGGTTTTTCGACTATTAGTAAAACCTCATCTGAATACTCAGGATATAAGATTGGCATGAAAGACATTAAAAATGGTGTTGGTAGATACTCTTTAAACCTCTTATAGGTTGGGTCATCTTTCATTAACTCATCAAATTTTCTTTTCTTTGAATATAGACCAAATACATCTTTTATTTCAAATCCAGTTGCTTCACATTCTGTTCTTAGTTCATCTAAATCCCATTCATATAAATGTGCAGCGTATTGAGTGTCATAAGGGTCTTTCTTTTCTACAGTGTTAGGACAAGATAAAAACATTTGATGTCCTGGCTTGAGTAATTTATAACACTCTCTCAATGATGCGGCACCATCTTCTTTTTGCATATGTTCAATTGATGAAGTGTAAACAATAAAATCAACTGACTCATGGTCAATCTTATCAGCCATGTCTGCAACATTAGATAATACATGTCTCACTTTGAAATCGTAGTAATCTAATCCTTTTTTCTCAGTGTTCCCCTTTTCATCTATTCTTTTAATTCCTGAATAACGAAGTTGAGTGTTTATGTTTTCTTCACAAATATCAACACCAATGTATTCAGATATATTACTTTTGTAATATCTAATCAACGGAAGTAATAAACCTCTTCCACAACATGCATCTAACACAACCCAATCTTTTTTCATCATGTCAACTGCTTTGTAATGTTGTATAAGATTCATTACATCTAATCCACTGAAAAAACCATCCCTAAATTGTGCGAAGAAATTTCTCATTTGATATGTCGTTGCTGTAACAGTTGATGGGTCGATATCATCTGTTATTTTTTTCACTAAATTATATTTTTTTTCTGTCATTTTAAGTTCCTATTTGGTTTCCCCATATGTAACAATGGACTCTTGCAGATACATTGTATCCTCTATCCATTGTTTGTTCTGCAATTAAAGCTGCATTATCTTTTTGAGTTTCTTCTAATGCACCTACAGGCATAATCCATATTGGATAATCAACTCCAACACTTCTAAAGTCTGTAATTGCATTTTCAATTTCATCCCAAGAATCATCACTGCCATTGCAAACAAATTTTAACTGACCATGTTCAGATAAATTATAATATGTTGCAACAACATCAGGTTTTATTGCATCCTGTTCTCCACTAGTTCCAAAGATTTTTGGACTAACTGAAAAGAATAACTCTTTTTCGTATAGAGAAAAGTAATCCTGAAATTCTTGTTTTAGTGTTTGTGTTCCATTAGTTTCAATAGTAATATTATGTGGTCTCATCCACTCCATTATCTTAACGATGTTTTTTTGTGCAGCTGGTAGTAGTGGTTCTCCACCAGTAAATGCAATATGATAATTGTTAGATGTGATTAGAGATTGAAGTTCCTCTGCAACTTCTACAGGGGTTTTGTTTTTTTGTAGATGTTTGAACTTTTTTGACCATGAATAAGATGAATCACAACCATATTTAAAAACTGGTAAATCTTCAACTTCTGTAATATCTTTAAGGTCTATTGTTTGAAAAGGTAGTTCGTATGTAGATGGGTCTTTTGGATTCTTTTGTCCGAATCCATTACATTCTAGATTACATCCAAAGAATCTTAACCATACAGTTGGAACTCCTGTATAATGTCCTTCTCCTTGAATACTTCTAAAAATTTCCGAATACAGCACTATTTGCTCCATGTTCAAAACACTCTACACTTTTGATTTTTAGTCTTTCGTCTTCATATTCTTCAACACAAAAATCATAGACATGTTTTGCAAACATTTCACAACCTGTATTTTCCATAGTTACAAGATTTATTAATCCCAAACTATTTAAATTTTTGAATTCCAATAGATATGGGTCGTCTTCTGCTATAACAGTCGTATGGTCAAAAGTGTCTTTAACGAAATCTTTAAGAGAACCTAGGTCACCGAAATAGATGACCCAGTTTCTTGTATCAAGTGTTTCAGCTTGAAAAATGATTTTAAACCCTAGACTGTATCCGTGAATTAACTGACAATGACTATCTGCTTTCCATTGTCTGAAAGCACAAGACAAACCTGTCTCATTACCATATGTCTTAATCACTTGATACATAACTAATATTATACTATATTTAGCACGCGAATACTAGAGGTTTTCTAAAACATTTTCAGGGGATGACACTTCGTATGGGTCAGATTCAATGTTGTCACCAAAACCTTCTTCTGCAAAGACTTGTTCAACGACACCATCGTTTACTATCATTGCATATCTCCATGACCTGATTCCGAAACCAACATTTGCTTTCTGAACCGATGCTCCGACACCTTCTGTAAATTCACCATTACCATCAGGTAGTGGGAATACATTGGTAATCTCCAAACTGTCAAACCATGCATTCATAACGAAT